AGGTCATATAAGGAGTATCCTTTGCGAATAATCGACAATACTCAATACCAACATTTGCTTGTCCGTCTGAATAACGAATAACTTGTGAACCTTTTGTAATTTCTTTATAACCATCAAAGAAAACCTTCGAAGTTTGGTCTATGGCATTACCAACGTGTCCAAATCGTGCACCTGTATTTGGAACAGAATCAATTAATCTCTGTGTATCATCAAGAATGGAACCTGGTTTGAACTCATAATTGATTGATTGGGTATTTTCAAATTGTCCTGAAATAAAAGGATAATCAGGGTCATCACCACCATAATCTCCACCAGGTTTTTGATATCTACCAGCATTTGGTGCCCACTTTTCACTGACCCACGAAAATCCACCACTAAGATTTCCATCATCTTCATACGCCCTTCCCGCCAAACCAAATTGGAAATTTTGGTCAGCACCTTCATAATCTTTACCTAAAATATCAGGTCCATAAACAGGTGCTAATACTTGTTCACCGAATTCATTCTTTGGTATTTGACCAGGAGGAGAAGTAAGGTATGTCGGCTCTCTTTCAGGACTTCCAACATAATAGGTTCCTTGACTCGATAGGTCGGCAAAACCGGCTCTAATAGCGTTTCCTAATGCAGATATAATACCAGTACCACCTGTGTTATATTGTGGTCTGAAACGGTTCATATCTATGTTCATATTCAACTGAGCTCGTTGACCTGAACCTGTATAATCTAAGAATACTTGTGATGGGGATTTAGGACGACTTCCAAAAAGACCAAATAAACCACCCAAAGCTCGAGCCGCAGGACCCCCCAAGGCTTGACCTAATGATTGCGTTGAGTTAAAATCTCTTTGCAGATTATCTTGTTCAAAATAATCACCAGGTATCGGGGAGAATGGAAAAGTGAATCCCGCAATCCTTTCTACAATATCCATACCTTGGGAGATAATATTTGAACCTCCCGAAGTAATTTTCCAATCCCTGTCAATAATTGGTCTTCTACCCGCAATAATTTGTGATAAATTAATAGGGTCTTGTAATCCATTTAGAATGTTTACTCTACCAATTGTTTGAGCCCGAACATTTTGGTCGACTCTTTGTTGATAACTATATTTAAGTCTTTCTACAGCAATCTGAGCAACTCTCGAGTCATCTGAAGCCGGTCCGTTGTCTCCAATAGGGTCGGCTTGTAACAACACCGCGAACGGGGAATAACTTGAGGGTCTGAAACTTGGTGGGTCCCAGTACGTAGCATTTTTTTGTTCTTTGATAATATCCCCAATATCATAATATCTTATGAATCCTATATCAGGGGTATATTCGTTTTTGATATATTGTCTTTTCTGAAAAGACGTGGAGTATTCTTGGATGGCATTCGTAAATGGTGGATATGCACCATATGGTCCTCTGTTTGGTAAAACGGGTTGTAATTGATTAATTAATCCGTCGATATCTAATTCGTAACCACCTTCAGGACCGAACTCGTTATTTTTATAAAGATTGTTTGCAAATGGATTAGCACCAATCAGGGAGTTTGGAGAATCTACGACACTAAAGTCATTCTGAACCAAGGGACCTAATGCTGGTGAAGAACTTGGAGTAAAAGCACCTGGTATGTTATAGGGAACAAGGTTTCTTAAGAGTAATTTATCTCTTAATAATTTTGTTGCGGCAAAGGTTAACTGACTTGGCATCCTTTTATGATATTCCTATAAATAGAATATTATTGATTTTATGCTGTCGCAGAATTTGGTAGTGTACTATAATTTGCTTGTTTGGCAAATTCACCCATCATACTTTGTAGAGACTTTCTATATGTCTCATTGTTAAATAAATCGTATGTTAGTTTGTCCATGTCAGCAGGGTTTGAAAAAGTTCCTGTTGGTGTTGTGAGATTAATATTGAGATTACCAGTATAAGTTAAGTCACCAAATTCAACTTTCGTTGGTTGCACAGATGTTGCACTTGTAACACTTGGTAATTTTACATCAAATAATTCTTCGATTTTTGCGGATGCTTTTTGACTTACATCAATAATTTTGTCAAAAGCGGCACTAGCACTCTCAGCAATTTTGTTACCGGAACTTATATACTTACTTGCAACACCACTATAATCGACGTTTCCGATAGCTGAAGATATCTGAGACAGACTTGTCTCAAAATTCACACCAGCTCTTTTGAACACCTCACTCACTTGAGTAAACCCTCCTTCACCACTTATCAAATCTGTAAGGGATTTTCCGGTTTCCTGATAGAATTTATCAAATTCTTCAATACCTCGTCTTTGATTTCCAAGAGCCGCACTTTCAGCTTGACGACCCGCGGCTATTGTGGCTCTTAAAACTTCTCGAGTATCAGCAGCGGCTCGTCCACCAGCCCCAACAGAGGCTACTCTATCTACTAATGTTTGTAAAAGAGCGGTTTGAAGTTCACTTTCGGTGAGTTGTGCTTCAGCAATATCTTCGAGAGTCGCTGGTTGTGCACTAATTTTTTCAATATCCTCTTGAGATAATTCTGACACTAATTTTTCTTCTCTTCCTACTTTAACTGAGAATCCACCTTTTTCTTTAGAGTAAGTAGCCAAGTTAGCTACTAACATTTTATCCTCTTCACTAAGTCCGGCAATTTTGAAATCTTTACCTATCATGTTTAGTTTCTGTGTACCGATTGACATCTTAACTAACTCCTCGTAGGCAATACCCGTTTCCTTGGCAATCTCCCTCATGTCTCGTTTTGCATTCGGGAAAACTTTGAATTCTTTAGTGGTCTCATCGAAATAGGTAAATTTCTCAGTCATCTTAACCACTTGGTTTTGTAACTCTTCCGTATCTTCGGACGCAAGATACATCAGTCTAAATGGGTCAGCCAAGTCACCGGCTGCGACTCCAAGTCTTTGAAATGATGCAACCATTTCGATTGCACCCTCGGGGTTGAATACCCTTTCGGCAAAACCAAAAATTTCGTTCATATTGATTCTTAAACCGGCAGCTTGTGCGGCCATTCTTGAAAGTCCTTGAACTCCGTTGGTAAACCCGTATCTATTAATGTTTTCCAAGTTTGAATTCACTAATCCGAAAACAGCACTTGTGTTCACTCCAACGTTTCTCGCAATATCTACAGTTTCTTGCATGTTGTCCTTGATGAATTCTGTTTGGATACCCGCATTTTGGAAACTAGCAACCATTTGACCCGATTCTGCCGCAGTAAGTCCTACCGCCTTTCCTGCTGCAAATAAGTCTGAAACAGTTTCACCCAAAGTGATAACGTTTGTGTTTAATGATTTCGCAATTTCTTCTTGTATTGTCGCAACATCTTCCGCCTTTCCTCCCAAAGCAACTATTTCTGGTGTGGCAATTGCCAACTCTTGTCTTAACCCAACAATTGCTTGTTGTGTCGTACCAAAGGTTCTTGCTATTCTTGCATTGGTCTCTGTATAAAGTCTTTCTAATCCTTCAGTCCTTGTTGCCAAAGAATTAAAGGCATTCTCTATCGCCGCCTGCATATCCTTAATGGTACCAGTGGCATTATTAATATTATTAATTTGGTTTGGATTCAAAGCCCCTGATGTGGGTCCTGTTGGTGGAGGATTAGTTTGCATATCAAATTAATGTTCCTAATAAATAGAATCATCAACCATTTTTTATGTCCGCAATTTTTTGTAAGAGGTACCGTCTAGCGTATGTCGGCATTATCAAATAATCCGACCAAGAAACATTAAGTCCTTTAGCAAGGACAAAAAATTCATCTAATTGATATTTTCCGTAATCAGAAGAAAACCCGAAAAAATTCAACCCCGAAGGCGATGCTCACATCTACCTTTTCTCCTGACGGGGTTGAAACTGTTCTTGTTAATTCTAATCCTGGCTCATTATCTACCAAGAAATTCCTAATGTGTTTGGAATCCATAATTGGCATGGATTCGACAAATTTTGCGATATTTTGTGGATTTGGGTCTCCATTAAGAGATACAATCTGTTTGTTGAGTTTCCACGTTACTTTCGGAGCCGGTCTTCCTGTTGGGTAGGATTCTGCCATCCTATTAATCTCGGTAATTTCCTTGTAGGTTAGTGGTCTTATTTTAACACTGACATTTGATTTTGGTAGTATTGTAGTAAAAGTACCATCTTCATCAGGTTGAACTTCACATTTTTTGAAATCTAATTCATCCAACTGAATGGATGACGAAAACCTTTTGTTGGTTGTGGGGTCTAACACAGAAATCTTGTATTCAGGACCAAATGCAGTGTTCCTTAAGAATATAAGAATTGCTTCAATATCTCCATTCAACATTTCATCTGGTCTCAAGTCCGGTTCATATACCTTACTTCTAATCAAATTCATAACCATATCTTCAGCGGGTGAAGATAGAATTATGTTTTCATCAGCCGCTGTTAGGAAACCGACCTTTACCGATTTCTTTTTTGATTTGTAGAAAACTCCTTGGGAGGGAAGTTTCACCACATCATGGGGTAAACTAAAGTCTTGTTGACCCACTTTCATTGCATCATCCATAAAAAAAACACAGGAGAATTAGTCCCCTGTGTTAAATATACCACTCCTTACTTGTTAATCAACAATAAAAAGTAAAGAGAAAATTAATAAACTAAAATACAACGGTCCATCTGAAGTGTCGCATCCAAAGTTGCGAGTGTGTCCGTTCCGTAGTTAACTTCTGACCAAGCGGTCTTGGTAATCATAGTACCTTCCAAAATCCACTTTTCCACAACAACTCCTGTTGGGTCCAACATTTCGAGGTCCACATTTTTTTTGTATCCTGCTGCGTATCCCATACGACCTGTCACAGATTCTGCGTGTAAACGAACCCACTCCATAAGAGCTTGGGTCGCAGATGGTCCGATTGGGTCACGGAATTTTACATTTATAGAGTTCCACTTAAATCTTCCAGCAACAAATGTTGAGGTGTTAAGGAAAGGGATTTCCACTGGGTTAATATCGATATTAGGTCGCCCTGATGATTCTACAAACCATTCATTAATACCGAGAGTAGAATCAAATCTCAGAATGAATCGGTTGGTTCTTTTTGGTTCATATGGAACCGGCATCTTCATTAATAAGTCAGCCATGGTATATTTTTTTGTTTCTTTGTTTTAGTTTATTTTCATATAAATACTTTGTAGAGAAAAATTTTTGTATTGACTTTGTTTTCAAAAAAATTATATCTCTAATATCTAGTTTTAATTCCTCCTGCAGTAGAATAAGTTCTTAATGATGGTTCATCTTCAAAATGCTTTTTCATAACTTCTACATTTCTTATATCGTCATCTGAAAAACCTATTTCTGGTACAAATCTATTTTTGACATCATCTTTTAGATAAACTTTTTGTCCTAATTTTTGTGCCTCAGATTTAACGTGTGATATAAATTCTTTCATCGCGTCAACCTTTAATTCTTCAGGACTTTGTGCAGACCCTTCTTGATTGAATGATACAGGGTAGAATCTTAATAAATCCAAATACTGACGAATCATTTCTTGAGGTTTGACATTGTCTTCACCCACAAAGTCTCGGAATTTTCTAAGATTCTTAATTAATAAGTCTTTGTTGATACCCATATGGTTGGATGCAATCATATTGAATACCGCTTCCTTTAGGGTATTTGGGTTGTGACCTCTTGCGGTTATAATAGAAAAAATCGAACCATTATTGACGGCTTCGATAAAATCTGCCCAAGCAGGACCTGGTTTAGCTTTCATGGAGTCCAAGAGAAACTGTTTATCTC